AACAATACCAGAGGTCGTTCCAGAAAGCAGACTAGATCATTTGGTCGGTGTTGCAACGACATTCATACTTAGCCAGTTAGGAATAATCGGTGGGTATGTTGGTGCTAATGCTTGGGCTAAATCAAAGGAGGAAAGATAATGCTTAAAGATTTAATTAATCCCGTTGCAGGGTTGCTAGATAAATTTGTAGAAGACAAAGACCAAAAGGCAATGCTTGCCCATGAGATAGCAACGATGGCTGATAAACAAGTCATGGCTCAGTTGGAAATAAATAAAGAAGATGCGAAGGGGAATTGGTTTCAGTCAAGCTGGCGACCATTGACTGCTTACGTCTGTCTTACAGGTTTTGTTATGAATTATTTGGTCAGCCCCCTAGCCGCACCATTTGGTGTTGTCATTCCACAAGTGGATGTATCCATGATGATTCCGATTTTGACAGGAATGTTGGGTCTTGCTGGATTACGCTCCTACGAGCGTGTGAAAAGCGTAGGCAAATAAGAAAGGTAAAACAATGAGAAAATATTTAAAAAGAATTTGGTGTGCGTTGCTCAATAAGAAGTGCAACGAAAATTGTAACTGTGTGGAGGGATAAGGTATGACCTTTAAACTATCTCAAAGAAGTCTAGGTAGACTGGACGGCGTAAAGAATGAACTGTTCTCAGTTGTTACCTCGGCGATTTCCCAGAGTTCTGTGGACTTCGGAGTCGTTTGTGGGATGAGAACCCAAAAAGAACAGGACGATTTAGTAGCTCGTGGAGCGAGCCAGACGAGGAAGTCTAAACACCTTACGGGAGATGCTGTCGATTTAATGGCTTACGTCGAGTGCAACGGAAAGTCACGAGCTTCTTGGGAGTTGAATTTGTACGACGATATCGCAGACGCAATGGCTAAAGCGGCAAGGGAAAAAGGTATCAAAATAAGGTGGGGTGCTTCTTGGCACATTGACTCAATCGGTGAGTACGAAGGAACAATGGAAGAAGCAATGAATGAATACATTGATCTCCGAAGGTCAGAAGGCAGACGACCTTTTATAGACGGCCCACATTTTGAGTTGATGCCTCATTGATGTGGCTATCCATCATTATGTTTTGTTCGTCTGTGCAAGCTGAGTCTTGCATGGTGGTTACTCGGAAAGATTTACTGCCGACACAAGAGGAATGCTTCCATGTTTCTGTCAGCAAAGCACAGATAATCTCAGACGACGAGGACATATATTATGTCCAGCCTATGTGTCAGAACATCTACGTTGGCAAGAAGATAATGGTTGGCGGTAGATATAACATTTGGAACTTTAGATGACTGATGAAGACGAGAAACTAATTCAGGCAGACGGCTTCGATGAAGCTGTGATCGGTGTCACAGACATTGGGTTTGATACCAGAAGAATTGTGTACGACGCAGAAGAAGTTATAGATATTCTAATGACCCGTGACGGCATGTCTTGGGAAGATGCTTTGGAATATTATAACTTCAATATAGTTGGATCTTATGTTGGTAAAGCCACTCCACTTTTCATTTGGAGAATGACGATGAGAGAAATTGGAACTCTCGACTGAGGATAAGATACTTATCTTCTTTGTATTCTTAGCTTACATCAGCACACCAGAAGGTTTTAACTTCGTGCTTACCCACTATCCGTTACTCCTTAGTTACCTCAAAGAGAGGTACTTCGGATTTATTTTCTGATCTCTGCTGAAATTCTCCACCGATTGCACCGTATCCACAGATGTCCAGCCATGAATCAAATTTATCTGAATGGATAAGTCTGGCTGTTTTCATGGCTAACATGCAGAGAATAACGTCCTTAACTGTAATATCTTTCTCAAGGATTACAGACCATAGCTTTGCAATTCTTTCGTGATTTTTGTAGGCATCGCCATAATCTTTAGCTCTGTCCCCATTAATTAATTCTTCTGCTTCACACAGAACTTCTGATCTATTTTTTTCACTCATTGTCCTTTTTCCTTTGGCTTATAAACTTTATATTCTTGGCAAGCGTGTATTGCTTCACGATCATGTTTGTCGCAGTGCCACCCTCCGTCCTCTCTTGGGAAAGCAAAGGCACATGTCTCACACCTCACTGGTGCTTCGAGCCCTTCCCAGCAAGCGGCTTTCTTAAAACAAAACCGACAACTGAAACTGTCTGGGTTGTCGCTGACCTTTGTGGCCTCTCCAGACATCACACGTTCAACCTTTGATAACAGAAAGTGGTAGTGTATGTCGTCATACTCGACTATCTCAGCACCATATTCTGACGTATTTTTATTGATAGCTACAAACACGGCTTCCTTAAATCCAGACATACCCATCATCATTTGTAACTGTGAATAATATTTAGGGTGTGCATCCTTCACACCATTCTTTAAAAACTTTTTGTGACTTGCGTCATTCATAGACTTGATCTCAAGTACTCGTACAATCTGATCGTCTGTCTCTATGTGTCCGTCCATGTGGCAACTCACATGACCGCCGTAGAGATGATAGGAATACTGGCGACCAGTCATACCATCCACCTCCCAGACTCTTACGTCTGCGTTCTCCTTTAGATCCTTAACAACAATGTCTTCAAGCAAATGACCCAACGCAAATATGCGTTGTGTCCTTGGGTTAATCTGTGGTTCGGGGAAACCTCTGAGCGAGAAAGCAAGTGCGGCATCACAAGGAGTACCTACGCCACTAGCCCCAATATATTGTCTGGCTTCTTGTATCTTTTTATTTCGATAGCCAGTATCAATCGCCTCAACTATATCCTCTGCCGTCCTAATCTTTTTCATAACTGCTCCTCAAAGGAAACAGCCCAAGGAAAAGGGAGAGAACCTTGGGCTGTTATGTCGTGGATATGGGAATGAATAACCCTCGCTCTCACGACTTACGTTAGTCGTAGGGAAACCAAAAAAACTACGACTAAAACGGAATCTCATCGTCGTCAGTTGAGGCTACTGCCTCTACTAACGCTTGAGATTTTTCATAAGATTTAACTTCAGGCCACCTTTTGCCCTCGTTATTTTCCTTCCCAAGCCCTACGTTTATGCGAACTTGATAACCACTTAGCTTGTCTGCATCCCCAGGTTTATTAGCATCGGGATGGTTAGACGCTTCAAGCATCGCCTTCAACTGGGACTTACCAATCTGAACGGCTTTCGGATTTGGGTTCTGAACATTATATCGCTCTACGATTGTCATATCGTTTTCATCAGCAAACATAACTTCAAGATAACGCCCAGTCCTTGCCGCCGTTTCTTTAATCATAGCTTCTTTAATGCGTACATCGTGATTACCAACCTCTAAAAACCTTTTAGGTGGGCCATCGTCTGCGGCTACGTCTGTTAAATCTAATTCTCCAAAATTAAAACCACTCATTTTACTTTCCTCTTCTCAAATTGTTCTTTTGTTTCTGACATCTTTGCCAGTAGTTCTGTGACATCGTCACACTCTTCGATGGCGTTTAGCCTTCTTTGTGGATCACGACTTTTGCCGTGCCATCCGTTCACTTCGTCTGTCGCAAACATACGTCTGACTTTTGGATGCCCACTATCTGTCTTCTCTGTAGTTCTCACTCCACAGAAAACGTGATCGAAGATTGCAGGTATCTGCTTAGAGACAGCCTGACCTTTCACATGAGGCCAATACTGTGTTACTCCGTTGGCATCTGCTTCTTCTTTGGCTAGACATGTTACGAACACATGAGCAGGTAAGTCTCTTATTTTTTTAAGGACACCTATCATCTGCGTTGCATATTCCCCCCAGACCTTGAACCCATTCTTCTCGCCGTCTAGCTTTTCATCCAGACTTTCGAGAAGTCTGTCTGACATTTCTGTCAAACTATCTATGGCAATCCACTTATATCCTTGAGCTTTTAAGAAGTCTGGATGTGTTAACCATTTAAAGATCTGCATAAAAGAGTATGTACCCTTCTCTTCATTGTTCTCTCCATCCCATGAGAGGAACGGAATGTAATCAATGTCTGTGTCCTCAATAGATTTAAGTCCAGCTTCACCAGAAATGATTAAGCCTTTACCAAATCTTTTTTGATAGAACCTACATTGAAATGTTTTACCCCACCCATGGTGTGCGTACAGCAACGTCTTGGTTGGGCCATCTGATTGTAAGTCAGATGTTTTACTTGGTCGAAACTTCATATATTACCTTTCTTTTATTCTGTATCACTCTAAATATAATTAGTTGTAATACTATTTGACACTTTAGTAGTATAGTATAAGTTACAGGTGTCAACCTAAAAAAGAGAAAAGAATGAAAAAATTAAATATAAAACGACTTATCGAAGATGTTGGTGGTGCTCGTAAGGTTGCAGAAATAGTGGGCGTTCAGAGGACTGCCCCGTATGGATGGGTGCGTCAAGGACACATCCGATCTACATTTTTAGAAAAGATAACTACAGCTAATCCAACATTAAACATTAATAAATATTTTGAGGAGAGACAAAATGAAAAACTTGGAGGCGGCACTTGAACTGCTAGACATGGGTTGGTCAATCATCCCATGTCGCCCAGACACTAAGCGTCCACGAATTAAGTGGAAAGAATTTCAAGAAACCTTACCAACAGAAGATCAGGTAACAGAATGGTGGACTAAATTCCCAGATGATCCTATTGCTCTAATCACTGGCAGTTTATCAGGTGTGGTTGTGGTTGATTGCGATAACGAGGAAGCCCTTCACGCCGCCTTTGATTGCGGAATGAAGTCACCCTTTAGGGCAAAGACCAAGAGAGGGCATCATCTATACTTTCGCCACCCAGCAGACGGCTTACGTCGTGGGCCAAGAGCAGGTCTTATGACCAGAGGTTCAGACTGGCCTAAGATTGATGGTTTAGATTTCAGAGGTGATGGTTCGTATGCCCTCGTTCCCCCTTCAAAAAATTATAGTTGGGAGATACCTAAAGGTTTCAGCCTTGACCCAGAAGACTTTCCAGTCTGGAAAGATTGGAAGCCACAGATTAAATCAGAGTTTGATGACTCATTTAGTTTTAATGACCTAGATTTATCTGACGTTGTGGCAATGAACCCCATCGAACTTATGTCTGAGTGGGATCGTACTGCAAGGTATGTGAGAGAGACGTACCCAAACACCATGAAGATCCCATCTGGTGTTGGAAACAGTAGGAACGAGAGGGTAATGAAGTATATCTCTGAGCAAATCCTAGATGGAAACTTTGGTGCAGAACTTAGAGTTCGTG